TTAAGCTTGTGGTGGAGTTGGATGAGGATTATTTTCTTTGATTTGAGATTCTAATTCGTTGATACGCTCACTCAGAATAAGAGCCTCTTCCGTTTTTCCTTGACGTACTTTGCGTGCATATTCAATTTCTAGTTTGTCTGTCAATTGTCTATACGAAGCTTCTCGTTTTGCATCGGTTGACGCATAGTCATGAAGATACTTGTTAGTTTCATTAGTGACCCAAACACCATTGGTACGCTCATCAAACTCGGTTAACGGCTTATCAGGTGTGAAGCCCTCTTTAATGGGCCCAAGTTCAGAGACCATTTCCGACTTAGTACAATCCGATTCGTCATAAATCATCGTGCCTTGATGGTCTTCGATATACTCTGAATCAATAGCCTTTCCGGATTCATCAAGAACTGCTACTACTGCAAAACCTTGCTTCGGTGGTAAAGGTTCTGATTCCAAAGCATCTTTTGGAATATGGTACAAGCCACCGCGATATTCCGCCTTGCACATTGAAAGCACTTCTAGCGTGGTTTTGTTTATCGGCCAGTATTTTTTAACTTTATCTTTCATCTCGACCTCTAAATACTAATCGCCATTGGGCGAGCAATGTTTCGAACACGGCCTCGAGCAAAGTCAGAGCTAATATTACCTTGCCCTGGGCCTGCCATACCCTCTGTATTAACCGCACCTGTCTGCGTTCCAAACTTAATCGTAATGACTTCTCTTGGATCTCCCGGAGCATCAAACTCAAACCCAAGAACTCGCAAATGAGCCGAGTCATTTAAGTTTGGTATTGCCATATTCTGACCATCGCCGTCCCCCATAAAGGCTGTTGATTTCTGCCAAGAGTTAATAACACGACCTGGGTCAGCTCCACGCCCTTGGTCAAGCACACGTAAAAATTCGCCACGAATCTCACCTGTATTGATAGTGCCGTCAGAGACTAAATGCGGATAGCGACGAGCCAAGCGCCAATAAACAGCAACAGGTAAATCAACGTTGATTTCCATCACTGCCCACTCTGGTGCTGTCGTGTGAAGCCACAAAAATGGCATTCCCGTAATATCTGCTTTGTAGTCAATCCACCAAAAAGGTGAGTTAATACTTTGCCATTCGATGTGACGGTTTGTTGGATCTGTTGGATTTTTCCCTACACAAGACATATTTGGACCTGCATACATTTGCATTGGGCGAACTTCTCCATCAATTATGCAAGTGCAAATATCACCAGTATGATAGGTTGTATCTTTGTTCCAAGGCTGCCATTGACTTGATTTGTTAGCGTTGATGATTGCAACTACGGCTTGACTCAAGTGATTAAATTTTTGAGGATCAAACTTTATCTCAGCTGCAAGTAACAAACTTTTGAATTCATCAATTTGTGCATTGAAATAATCTGCACCTGGATACGATGGACGAGCATCATTACCTGATTCTGTAAAGTAACCCGCATCACCAATAGGATTGTTCGCTGGTGGCTTTTCTGTTGTTTGAGATCCATTTTGCAGTGGATGCATTAGATGGTTTCCTCATAGTTATAGTCGTAGAACTTACCACCCATTTTGTATTTGTTCAGAGTGCACTCCAATACACGTGCATCATTGCTGATTAAAGGCGTCATTACGTTATCAAGGCAGGTCATGCGAACGTCAGGCATGCCAAGAACCGTAACCTTTAAAATGTGTCGCCAACGCTCTGGCCAGATTGGATAGGTACAAGAACGAAGGCAATGATGCGGAAATATCTCTTCCACTTTGATGGTAAAACCAAGGTCTTCAGCCAGCTTTTCAATTTGCCAAGTAGCAAGACCACCTTGCATTTTGTCTTTGGTCTCAACGGAATGACGACGCCACTCAATAGAGTCTAGTTGCCCTTCACACTCAGGCAAACCCAAATACTGTTCATACTCAGGTAGAAGTATATTGGCTTGTGAAGGCGTCATTTCTAACTGAATAGCATCGCACTGCAAATCAGTATCCGCTAGGGCTTTAGCGAAAGCGTTTAAGAGCTTCGTTTGACCTGCTTTCTTTTCTGTATTCCAGGCAAGCCCACGAGGCATTAACAGTGTTAATACCTCAAGCCATGCATCTGTACTTTGTGCCTTTAGACGATCCATTGTGGTTCTCCAAAGGTGATTAGCTCTTTCTCTTCGCTGGTGATGTTTTTATCTAATGTACAAGAGTAATCCTGTACGCCAGTGCTTATACCAATAGCCGTTCGCACCTGAGAGAGTGTGATAGTGCTAGCCGGATTAGAATAATTACGCTCTAGGTTCTTAAGACTTTGAACAACCGATTTGCGTGTTTGTTCATTATCTGGCGTGAGTTTAATCTGCAGTTGAACGACCTTTAAACGCAGTTTAAACGGTACTAGCTCAATACCACCTGGTCGTCCGACTTCAATGCCTGTCGCTGGGTCTGGATGACAGTAAATGTATTTATCTACCTCATCCTGTTTAGCGTCGGTTGGAATGATGTCTGTTAGATTGTCGCACACGAACGTTAAACCCATTGTGCTTCCACCTTGATAAGCGTCATACGCCCACGCACGGGTGACTTCTGACACCTCCAGAGCCCACGCTTTGTAATCGTGAACAGCGCCGCCCATTAGTGGATTTTGCTTACGGAAATAGAGACGACCTAGCAGCTCATTTAACGGCTCTAAATCTGCACCACCATCAAGGCTTTCGATTGTGGCTTTGCTTTCTAATCCAGCGATAGGGTTAACTAAAGTAAGCTCTTGAGCTTCACCAGCTAAGTTGCCCGCACGGCCTGTCGTTTTACACTGAATCGTGAAGCGAACTGTACCTTGATTCGATTGCTCTGCTTCAGTGACTATGTAACGTAATCCATTAGCATGCTGCAGCAGGATATCGCTTTGAGCGATTTGGCTTACCTGCCCATTAACAATCGCAATACCATTTGCCTTTTTAGCAAGTTTACGTGGTACGCCTTCATAAGCAGCACGCTCGACAATTGTTTGTTCGTCAGATTGGCTAATTGGCACGATTTGTTTACTTAGCCAATCAATATGGTCATGGGTATCACGTTTAGCTGCAGCAACAGCAAACGCAACGGCACGTTCTACGCCAATAGGCGGTAATTGGCTGACGTCGAGTTCTGTTGCAATATCGCTTTCAACCTGACGCACGATTTCTCGGAGTGACTGTGATTTGTAGGCCATAGTTAAAACTCTTCTTTCATTGTGTGTTCCCAGCGAAGTGCTGCTTCATAACTTATCGTGCTGCCATCTGGCTTTTGAATTTTGATGTACATCGAGATTTGATGACCACCAGTTCTGGCAGTGGTGACGCTGTACGTCTTAGCATAGCCATAAGTAACTAGTGGCTTTAAAGCTTCGGTAGCGTAATCTTTGATGCGATTCTTAGTCTCATTGGTGACTTTCTCTCGATAAACTAACCACAAACGGCTTCCCCATTCGAATTCTGAATAGGTGTTACCTGGCCAACCGCGTTTATCAGTCGATTGGGTCGGTAATACATCAGAATTTTTGGCTCTCGCATCAGTAAACAGCATCAAAATAACCAGACTGCTCATGCCATCATCTTCAGCCAATTTGCCTTGTGATAGGTCGTAAGCTGTGCCGTATTGAGTCCAAACCACTTTAATCATTCTGAGACTCCGTTAGGTCGTTTCGTTTGCAATGTCGCACCGTTATCCGTGTAATCGTGGTCGTGTGTTACGACATCGATATCACCAAACTTACCGCCTTTCTCGCCTTCCACTTTGCCTTTTACTAATAGGTTTTTGCCTATCTCGACATCTTGGGAAAAGGTGGCTTTGGGTGTCTCCACGATGACTTGCTCTGTTGCAACCAACTTGATGCGTTTTACGGTTACCGTTAGTTCGTCACCAATGGCTTCCAGTACGCCGTTTTCAGTCAAACGAAAGTAATGACCGTCTAGGTGATACAGCGCCGAATCACCGCGTTTACCGCCTTTTAAACGCACGTCTTTATCTTCTGCGCAAAGCACAACACGATGGGATGAATTGCCATTCAACTCAGCAATAAGAACATCACAATTCTCCGGCGGTACGGATGAAAACCCGTATTGCTGCATGCGTGGCACATCATCAAGGACATCACCATAAACTGTGCGCACCTGGATAACCTGTCTAGCGACTTCATCTTTAATCGCCAGTGCGACACCACGGGTTATCATGTTGGCAACAACACGTCTTAAGCGCTTTAAGGCGTCCATGGAAAATCTCCCTGGCTTTGTGGTTTCTCGATAGGAACTTCTAATGCTTCTGGGTAAGCCATAGTTAAAACCGTGGCTCGACCGTTGTCGTCTTCTGAATACAGAAAACCGCTAATCAACATGTCATCATCGATGGTCTGGATAGGGTCAACAACTCGAACAAGACGATTCATGGGCCAGAGTTCACCGCTAAAATCGATACCCATTCGCCAGCCCGATACCGTTATTTCACTGGTATTGGCTTGTGCTTCGGTGTGTTTGATATGCCACTGACCACGAAGGCTTGCACCGGCAACCGTAAACGGCTCTTCCATCAACACGATTAATGGACGATAGCGCTTCACTCGTTCGTTTTTTCAGTGACCGACTGGTTACCCGATTGCGCCAACGTAAACTCGCCACCGATACCGGAATCACCTTTGACGGTAATGTCACTATGAGAGCCTTGCATCGAGAAACGTCCACGCGCAGCGCGAATGTTTATGCCGGTTTCCAGCTTTACAGATAGGCGTTTTTTGCTTGCAGTCGTGATGACTAAATTGCCATAAGCATTTGAAGTCAACAGAACACCACGCTGGCGAGCAAGACGATCGAGAAAGTTAAAGACCGTTTCACCATGCTCCACACGAACCACACTAAAAGCTTCACCGATACTCGTTTCAACCACGACATCGATACCAAAGGGCTTACAAACATCTACAGCAATCTGTGTAAGCGTCGAGTTCTTCCACTCACCAGAGGGATGGATAAGCGAGCACTCAACCAAATCGATAGTCTTGTCATGGCACACCAACTCATAACGCACTTCTTTGCCGTCATAACTTGGGACAAATTCCGTAATGTAGCCGGTAGCCACTCGGTCATTACCAATCTCGATAACAACCGGCTCGCCCTCATCCATGATGAGCTTTCGTGCTTGGTTCCACTCTTTGGTGACACTTAATCGAGTCTCACCAACGACGTTCTTAAGTGAGCGTTGAATGCGAACGCTAGTCCAACCCTCAATGGCTTTATTACGTACTTTTGCGACGACTCTATCCACGTTTCACCACCTCAACTTGATGATGTACTGTGATAAATGACGGACGTGAAAGCTTGTTGCGTTTAATGATTTGATTGCGCTGCTCTGTATCTCCGGTCTGTTGATAAGCAAGCAAAGCAACTGGAATAAGATTGCGAGGACTGATAACCACAACATTAGGCAGCTGACGAATACGCTCAGACAAATCTTTTGCTGCTGCAGTGCGAAGTACCCGCAGCGAACGCCAGCTCAATCGGTTACCCGACTCGATAGCGTTCTCTGCTAAATCATTCAGCTGATTGTTCAGTGTTTCTGAGGCATCTTTCGCTTGTTCACTATCACTAAAACCTCCATCTTCACCTGTTACCGGTGCGGCAACGATAGCGTCCACCTTCGCAATCACCGCTGCAGTTTGCAGTGTTTGATAAGTCAGCTCTTGCGTCTTTGCCTGGTCGCTATTCCATGTTGGATTATATGCCTCTGACATACCTTTCCAGCGATTCGACATTTGGTCGTAAACCTCAAGTGATTGCGGCATTTCTGTTACAAGGTTACCGACATCTTGAACAAGGTTTGTCACTTCACGCATCAACTCACCAGGATAAGCCAGCAAACTAGAGACTGAATACTTGGCATGTTCAAGGCGATCAACCCATTGACCAATCTCTTTGGGTAATCCAGGTAAATCAGCAACAAAGTTATCTAAGTCATTAAGGGCGTTATCAATGCTTTCACCTAGCGTTAATTCTTGCTCAGGTGTGAGCTCTTGCGTTTGCTCTTCAAAGTGAGTGAGGTTCGCTTCTTTGGCTTGGTCTGATTTCTCACACGTATCGTTCTGGCTATCAACGCGCTCGATAGTGAAATCATTACCTGCAGCGTAAATCTGAAAGCTGACACGAGCGATATTGAATTCATCGTTATTGAACTCATAATCCACTTCGCCCACTTGCACTTGTAGAATGCCAAACCAAGGGTGTACAAGTTCACCAGGACCAGCGACATTTAATGCCGCCACGAGGCTTTCAAACTCTTGCTCTGCCGCTGGACCAACAAACACAGCACGAATGGTTTCGTTATTCAGCACGCCGCCGTTATCTTCAGCAAAACCGCCATCACGTTTAGGATACTCGTGAGCAATGGCTCTGCGACCAGACTTGCCTTTTACGCTCTCAAGAGGAAAGGACACACCGCGAAAAGAAGCTTCAAGGCGTTCGATATCTTCGCTCATTTAGTCCTCCATCGTTGCACCAGGCAACTGACTAATATCGATGCCCACTTTAGGCGGGCGACCATCGTGATAAGTGTTTACGCTGACGCGCAGTTTGCCGCCGTAATCAGGGTAATTCGTTTGCATTGGTTGCTGACCATAGTTGCCAGCTAAATAGCTAAACTGTGGATTGATAACGTCTTCGTATTTATTGGTTGGCTCTGATTTCGGGAATAGATCGCCCAGCGTGGTATTTTTCGCCCATTTATCAAATGAGGTGTCACCAATCAAAGAATCAAGAGCGAGGTCTGTCAGCTCATAACCGGCATATAGCAAGCCCGCTTTCTCAGCAATGCCGCCAAGCTTAGAACCTGCAGAACCTTTGTCATGACCAGTGTCATGTTTACCGCTCTTATCTGGCAGAGATGATTGCGTTGAAAAACTTGCGCCCATATTTGTGACAAAGACTGGCATTACGCCTAGACCATAGCCCATGTCATTTCCGGTTTGACCTTGGCCACCTTTTTTGCCGAATACCACTTTTAGATCTTTCGCTACGCCTAATGCTTTACGGGCGACTAGCAGAGTCCCTACCGTGTATGCGATGTATTTACCCGTTTGCATCCAGTTATCAACGGCTTCTTTATCAAGAGAATTAACCGCATCAGCCAACTTTTGCATGGGCTCAGCAAGTTCATTGCGAGCAAGGTTATCAAGTGCAGTCGCTAAGCTCTGGAAAGCAGCACGGGAATCTTCAGCGACTTTTTGTGCGTCAGCCATGGTCGTTGTGCCATCACCGTCTACTTGCATAAATTGGTCAAAGCTTTTTACTTCTCCGTCTTTTAAATAACCTGACCGCAAAGCATTCACAACTTTGAGCGCTTCAGATTCAAGACCAATCCAGGCGAGTACATCACTGATTGTTTTACCTGCGTTCTTTGCTGCTTCTCCGCCTTTAGTCAAAATATCAGAAGCGATGTCCGGCATTGGACGCATTATTTCAACACCTTTTTTAAGCTGTTCTGGGTCAAAAATATCAACCCCTAGTTGATTCAGTTTCTTACGCTTTTCGGCGCTCAAAGTGACGTCACGAATAAAAGCCGAAAATGAGGTGACCGCTTGTGATTCCGAACCTGTTGCACCATTAATGACCTGCATAGCCGCGCCGAGCTCTCGAACGGCTTCTAAGCCCGTTCGACCTGTGGCGGCATAGGCTGCAAAAATCTCATTACCATGCTGGGCTAAATGTTGGAGGGTGAAGGCTCCACTCTTACCTTGCATATTCAAAATATCGATGGCTTGAAGCATCTCTTCTTGAGTTTCTAGCCCCATTTTTTTGAGGTTAGTAAATACTGAACCAACAGATGCGCCATCCGCACCGGTTGCTTGGATAACCATGGATATATTGCGTTTGTTATTTAGTGCGAAATCGAGATCACCAATTTTCTCCATGATGACCTCAATACCAGAGAGAGCTTCATATGGGTCAATCCGAAATTCGCGGCTCGCCCCTTCAATATCGGCATAGAGTTCTTTGGTTTGAACCCTGGTTAAATTGGCGGCGACAGAAAGACGAGATAACCGGCGATCGAGTGTCATCATTCGATTGGCAACTGCGCCGCCAGCGACAGCAGCCACAAGTCCAGCGTAGCGGTTTTCTACGCT